GATGGTACTTTATGGTACAACACCAATAACGATGCAGACATTCTTATACATAACGGCACCACATGGGTTGGTTATAGAAATGGAACGTTGAATGCAGTAAGTTTAACAACTTCTGATCCTAATGGCCCTCAAATCACAGCAACCAAACCTACCACACAGTCAGACGGCACTGCATTAGTGAACGGTGATCTATGGATTGACTCTAGTGACTTAGAAAACTATCCAAAACTTTACAGATATGATACCACACTAACTGATGGTGCAGATTTTGTGTTGATTGACAAAACTGATCAAACCACAGAAAACGGTATCCTATTTGCTGATGCAAGATGGAATAAAGTTTCAACAAGAACAGATTCAGACTCAGAAGGCGGAACTGGCGATGCTGCTAGCATTAAAGATCTTCTATCTGATAACTTCTTAGATCCAGATGCTCCAGATCCAGCTCTATATCCAAAAGGTATGCTGTTATGGAATACTAGACGTTCTGGTTACAACGTAAAAGAATACAAAAATAATTATATTACAACTGCCAAATATCCAGGATCTGGAGCAAGCGGCAAAGGTAATACGAGATACGCAGCTGGCAGCAACGAAAGTGTTGCAACTTATTTCAAAGACAGATGGGTTACTAAGAGTGCTAACAATGCCGATGGTTCAGGCACATTTGGTAGAAAAGCCGTGAGAAAAGTAATTGTGCAACAATTAAAAGCAGAAATCAGCACCAACCAAGCAATTAGAGAAGACCAAAGAGGTTTCAACATTATTGCTTGTCCTGGATACCCAGAAGTAATTTCTGAAATGGTGAATCTAAATGCTGACAGAAACTACACTGCATTCGTAGTGGGAGACACTCCATTGAGATTGGCCAGCACAGCAACAGCGATTACGAACTGGGCGAACAACTCTGCAAATGCTTCAGACAACGGTGAAGATGGTTTAGTTACCTCAAGTGAATACTTGGGAGTGTTTTATCCATCAGGAAGAACCACAGACAACACAGGAAAAACTATCGTGGTGCCATCAAGTCACATGATCTTGAGAGTATTGGCCAACAATGACAATGTGGGATTCCCGTGGTTTGCACCAGCTGGTACCAGAAGAGGTATCATTGATAATGCCACTGCTGTAGGATACATTGCTTCTACTACAGGAGAATTCCAAACAGTGTCATTAACTGAATCAGTGAGAGACAGCATGCATACTGCTAAAATAAATCCAATTACATTCTTCTCAGGAACTGGTATTGTTAACTTTGGTAATTTAACCAAAGCCACAGCAAGTTCAGCTCTAGATAGAATTAACGTTTCAAGATTAACTGTTTATCTAAGAACACAATTAGACAAAATAGCCAAACCGTTTATTTTTGAACCCAACGATACTTTAACAAGAAATGAGCTCAAATCAGCTATCGAATCATTCTTGTTAGAATTAGTGGGTCAGAGAGCCTTATATGACTTCTTAGTGGTGTGTGACGAAACCAATAACACTGCTGCTAGAATAGACAGAAACGAACTATATGTAGACATAGCGATTGAACCTGTGAAATCGGTAGAGTTCATCTACATACCGTTGAGAATTAAAAACACAGGCGAAATAGCGAAACTTGGAGTATAATATATGGCAATTTCAACATTAAGCAAATTTACAGTACCATTGGCAAACGATCAAAGTTCAGCGTCACAAGGTTTGTTGATGCCAAAACTTCAATATCGTTTTAGAGTAATTCTTGAAAACTTTGGTGTATCCACTCCAAGATCAGAAATTACAAAACAAGTAATGGACGTAACAAGACCAAACTTAACTTTTGATACTGTTACTCTAGATGTTTACAACTCTAAAGTTTATGCAGCTGGTAAACATACTTGGGAACCAATCACATTAACATTGAGAGATGATGTTAACAATTCAGTTAGCAAATTGGTTGGAGAACAAATTCAGAAACAATTTGATTTCTTTGAACAATCTTCTGCAGCTTCTGGTATCGATTACAAATTTACATCTAGAATTGAAATGCTAGATGGTGGTAATGGTGCTTCAACACCTGGTATATTAGAAACTTGGGAACTTTATGGCTCTTATGTTGAATCAGTAAACTACAACACATTGGCTTACAACACCAGCGATCCAGTAACTATCACACTTAGCATTAGATACGACAACGCAGTACAAACTCCGCAAGGCACAGGAATCGGCACAGCAGTAACAAGAACCATTGGTTCGTTATCTACAGGCGGCGGTATATAATTTTACATTTCGTTTATAGCAAAAGAAGCGCCTTTAATGGCGCTTTTTTTGTGACTATAAATATAGAGTATGCCAAGCATTAATAATTTCTTAAAAGGATTTAGTGATGGTCTTCCTGGACTGAAAGACTTTCAACACGCCAGTAGATTATATCTAGACGATAATTTTAAATTACTTCCCAAGCAAAAATTTTTATTTCATGTGGTATTCACTATCGATAATACTATACCTGCTAGGCCTTTCACTAATAATGAACGTTTAGAACTTAACATGTTGGTCAAGTCATGTGAGTTGCCCAAATATGACATGAATCTAGAAGAAAGATTGCAATACAATAAAAAAGTCTATGTGGGCACAAGAATAAAATACAATCCTGTAAATATTGTTTTTCATGATGATCATGCTGACACTGTGAACGCTTTTTGGAAAGCCTATTATGAATATAATATTGCAGATTCTCAATCTATCAACAGCACAGGGATAGTGGACATTGCCAAAGATGACATGTATCACGATAAAAATAGAAAAGTGGTCACACAGTTTGGAATGGACAATGCACAAAAAAGAGGCAAGCCTTTCTTAAAAGCAGTGCAAATATTTGCATTGCATAAAAAAACTTTTACAGGATTCACTTTGGTCAATCCAATCATTGGTTCTTTCAGTCATGACAATCTTGATCAAACAGACGGCGGCGGACTTATGACTAACACCATGCAACTCTTTTACGAGACCGTGATATACACCGCTGGAAAAGTTGATGGGGTCTCTGTGCCAGGGTTCGCAACTTTACATTACGATAAAGAACCTTCTCCTCTGAGCGTATTGGGACGAGGCACAACATCTATATTTGGACCTGGGGGAATCGTGGATGGTGTTGGATCCGTAATAGGTAACGTTAGAGAAGGTAACTATTTTGGAGCAGTGCTTGGAGCCATAAACACCTACAACAATGCTAAAAAAATCAAAGCCAAAGAAGCAGTGAAAGAAGAATTGAAAGGCATAGTGAAAGAGGGAGTGATTGATATTGGACGTCAAGCTGGCACAATAACCAATCCTGTGGGCAGTTTTTCTATTGGCACTGTGGCTGTGGCCGGTGCTGCTGCTGCAGTATTAGCAGGATCAAAAAGTTTAAGTAATGGACAAAATCCAAATAACAGAGTGATTTCAACACCGGTTCTCAATACTCGATTGTATCTTTCACCCACAGAATCCTTTAATCTTGTTCAAAGTAATTTGGTTGCAAGAGATAAAGTGGCTGCAGGAATTTATTATAAACAAGTTGGATCAAGAAAAGGTTTGACTATCAGCCAAAGTGAAGTAGAATATACAGCAGCAACCAATGATGTTAAAAAAATATATAGAAGCAGAGCATTAACTGATACCACAAAATTGGTCAGTGATGGTTTTATAAAAATTAATCGAGCGGGCAACGAAGTGGCTATTGTTGCAGAAAGAGCAGGATTATAATGTCAGAATTTTATACCAATCTACCACAAAAAGAAAAAGATAGATTGCAGAAAACCATCGACGATCTTACTCAAACACAATATGTTGAACCTTTTCAATTCAGTGCCAATGATTATGACACCACTGTATCTTTTTTTGTTAGGAGAGGATTTGACAGACAACCAGCAGAAGAGACTGCTTATGTTATCCTGCAACAGGCCAAGATAGATTCTGTGCCTGTGGGACAAATTTTAGATATCCTAACCAAAGCAGACCCCGTTCAATTAAATGAATTGCTCACTGTGGTATTAAACACCAATAGATATAAGAGCAGTCGATTGGGTGTGAGAAATAATAGAAGCAGCAGAGATATTGTATCTAGAAACATCAAAGCATAAATGAAATTCGCTAGAGGAAAATTCGTAATGAAGAATCCTGCCAAGTATGTGGGAACAAAATCTCCAACCTATAGGAGTGGTTGGGAACATTCTTTCATGCGACTGTGTGATGAGCATCCTAATGTTTATCAATGGGCCAGCGAGTCTATCAAGATACCCTATCGTCATCCACTCACAGGCAAATACACGATCTATGTACCAGACTTCTTTATAGTCTATGTGGATAAGAATGGCAACAAACATGCCGAGCTGGTAGAAGTCAAGCCCATGAATCAAGCCTCCATGGAGCGAGCTGGTAAAAGCGCTGGCCGACAAACACAAGTGATCATTAACAGAGCCAAATGGGAAGCTGCCTCCGCATATGCTCGACAGAATAGAATCACTTTTCGAGTGCTGAGCGAAGAACAATTATTCCATCAGGGCAAACGCAAGTAAATATCTACATGACACGCAAGCTGGAAGACATACTTAATTTACCGAACGTGAAGGAAGCATTCGCCAAAGTGGACGCCAAAGAAAAATCACGTGAAGACAAAGACAAACCCACCATACCCAAGAATGTGGATCCCCAAACTGCCAAAGCATTGGAAAAAACTTACCAAGAGTTTGATAAGATAGCAGCAGCCCTACCTCAAGTTAAAGGTTTGGGAGAATTGAGTGATCTTGAACTGGATAAACTGGCTATGGAAGCTGAAGAGAGCTATAAAAACCTCATGGATTTGGGCATGAACGTGGACAGCAGATATTCTGGACGAATTTTTGAAGTTGCCAGCTCCATGTTGCGCAATGCTATAGATGCAAAATCACAAAAAATTGACAAAAAGTTACATATGGTAGAACTACAGCTAAAAAAACTCAAAATCGACAAAAGCGGCTCAGACGACATCAATGAACCTGTTGAAAGCGAAGGTATGATCATTAGCGATCGCAATGAGTTAATGAAGAAACTGCTTAAAAAAGACTAAATACTGCATTATGACAAACTTTAAACAATATCTAGCAGAATCAACCAAAGAATACAACTACAAAATTAAAGTAGCTGGTGATTTAAGCGAAGATTTTGGTTCTAGATTAGAAGCAGCATTAAAAAAATACGAAGTTAAAACTTTGTCAAAAGGCAAAAAAACTCCCATACAGGAAGTGCCATTGGATTTTTCACATTTAAAAAACGAAGCAGTGACAATATTTGAATTGACCACAATGTATCCAGCATCAGTGTTTGAGATGAGAACATTGATTGCTGACAGCATGAGATTGCATCCTAATCAAATCGTCGTGAGAAAACCTGGCGAGCCCACAGAAGAATATCAAGAAGAAATGAAAGCAAAAGCTGAAAAAAAATCAGAATTCAAATCCATGTTGCAAGACATAGAATACAAAGATGCTCCAAAAGTAAAAGCAGATGAAGTTTATGGAGATCGAGCCAATCAAAGTTTATTAAAAGAATTACTGAAAGCAAGAAAAGATTTTGATGCTGCTCAATTTGCTGCAAAACCAAAAGTGGAACAAGAAGTGATGAAAAATGAAGTTGACAAAAAAAATTCCGGATCTCCAATCAAAGCAGCACACAAAGGTCCAGTAAAAGGTAATCCAAATCCAGCAGGAAAATAATTTTATGGAAATGATTGATATTTTATCTAGGCTTAGACAAATTCAAGAAAACAATCCCAATGTGGACGTCAAAGATGCAATTTCCAGTGTTGCAAAAACTAATGGCACAGTGGATGAAAAAGCAAAAAACCCATATGCCATCGGCATGGCACAGGCCATGAAGAGCACTGGTGATCAGCCACCACTGAAAAAATCCACAATCACCAAAGCTCATGATATTGCTAAAAGCATTGAAAAAAATGAAGGAGAGATGGACGAAAGTATGTCACGTCAACATTTTCAATATGTGGCTGACACATTAAAAGATATTCAAGATCCGATTAAGAGAGCAGAATATGCCAAACATCATTCAGCAATATTT